CCCAAAATCTAATTTGACCAAAACTAGTTGGGTTCTCAATATCGTGCATGATCCATCCAGTAGTATTTTCATTTAGATATGAGTTTCTAACTACTCCGCGATCATCAAGTTGATTAAGATTAAATTGTATTGCTTCCCTTATCGATTCATCTGTTTGAGTATCATATTCTTCAAGGGTCATGGTTCTATAGTCTGCATTGAAAAAGTTACCAATGGTGAAAAAGAGTGATTCTGGATTTCCATCCAATATCTGTTCACTTCTCCATGCCACATTATTTCCACCAGCACCTATAATAAGTGGTGGAGAATATTCTACTGGATCATCAATAATCTCTGGACCCGGCTCAAGATCTGGATAATTACCGTGGAACATGGTTTTGTTCATGACCAAACCATTGGGCATATAGTATATGGTTTTTTCTAATGTATGTGTATGATAACCAACAGTGGTTTCACCCTCTCTTATGATAGTGGGGTGCGGACTCGCCGCTACTGCACCAGAAGCCGTGGTGTATAGTGGGTAATATCCGGATACTGCAAGTGGTCCTCTTGATACAGTATCAATTGTTTCACTATCAATACCGACTGGTTCCTTTATTTCTCTGATACCTATAGCGTTTGTAGGTCTAACTGCTGATGGGGGTTTTGGAATCGGTGTTCCACTACCAAAACCGGGTGTTCCACCATCTTGATCTAAATCAGATTCTGGATCAGTATCTGGCTCAAAACCACCCTCAAACATACGAAGTTCGGCATTTTCTACAACACCTTGTTCCTTTATTTCTCCATAGACGTATGTCTTTGCTATGAAACTAAAAGTTGTTGTGATGCTGCGGGTTTCTGAAAAATCTCCCTCATAGATTTCCGAAATTCCGGAACTTGTTAGAATAATAGGAACATTTACTTTCTTATTTAAATCATTGAAGTTCATTGATATGATGAATTCAGGTGCAAATATTGGTAGAATTTGTTCGACTAACTGTAAATTTTCTTCTATGTTTCGAGTGAATGTATACAATCCAAAGTTTACGAGATATGGAACCTCAGCATAATTGTACGCCTGTGCTCCGTTCGTAATTGTGCCACCAGTTTTTCTTAGTTTATTAGCCTTTCTCGTTGGATCATAACTCATACCCAACATCTCAAACCCCATGCGTGGGAGAGTGATTCTAGATCTCGTAACATCAGAAATTGTACTGACTTCTTTGATTCTTCTTATGAACTTCTCTTTTGGTCCATATGTTAAAGGAACTCTATCTTTTTCTACTAGAGTATTGTTTTTATCATATTTACCAATGTACATATCATTGAAAAGATTACCAAAACCAACTACTAATTTTCTTAGTGATTCATTGTTGTGATAATTAAACATTAGAAGTTACCTCCCGAAAATGGGTCTGTGCTTGAAAAGTCAATCAGATCATCTTTTTCTGATTCGAGTTGAATCTCTTCATTGTCACCCTGAAGTGTATCGTCCTCATTGTTTATCTGACTGAAGAAGTCTCCGTTTCCGGTAGATCCAGCAAATCTTTCTGCATTACTTTCCATACCCTTTATGGCAGAAGTATCATCTGATGTAACAAAAGATCCAGATACGTTTCCAATAATAAGTGTATTGGTTTCGCTATTCCAATCTATAACTTCTGCTGTGGCGGTTGCTTGATCTATGTTGGTAAAGGTTCCATACGTACCACCAACTTGGAATATGGTTTCACCTTCAAAGTACTCTGATGTAGTATTCGGTGTTCCTGTGGCTGCTCCAACAGTAATTGTTTGAGAAAGTTCCTTTATCTGTCGTGCAAAACATTCATCAATTTCACATATTCCAGTGTTAAACGATTCATTGTTGTATGCAAATAATTCACTAAAGCAAAGGAATGAGTATAGATTACCTAATTGGTATAGTGGGTTTTCATGTTCTACAAAGGTTATTTCAAAAAGTGAATCAGATAAAACGAAGTAAATTAAATCTCCTTCACGGGGACGAATAATTTCAGAATCTCTTTTTGTTACTTCTCTCTCAAATGTTCTTGTTGCAACTCTAAATGTGGCTTTATCCCTAAGATCAATTCCAAACTTACCAACGATATCACCATCACCACCAAATGATTGCGGATTTTCCATATACATCTCAATGAGATACGCCTTATCGAATGATGACCTAGTGTCTTCACCATAGATTGGATCATATTCGTTCAGTGTTCTTGGGATGTAATAACAGTTTCTTCCGAGAGCACGAATGAACTCAGCATTCAGATCTTCTAAAAGATTCTGTTCATTATTAACATCCCTGATGTATGGATTTTGTGCCATATTATCCCGTTATAAAGTGTGGTGGAAGTTCGTATTCGGATTGCATTCGTTGTTCAAGGGCCGCAACCTCTGCTGATCCTTCTTGATATAGCTGACCACCACGCAGTGTAACACCACCCGGCATCTGAACACCATCAAATTTGGATAAGTTTGCTCCCCACTGTCTTTTGATCAGTGCAGTGACATACTCTTTGAGGTAACGATCATTAAAGATCTTTGGGTAGTTATTTGGATTTAATGTTGCATATCCCTCAATTACAACATATTGACCCGGAGAACAATCCTTAGTTAAATCTGTATCCATTATAAGTCTATCAGTAACCTTACTGAAGTGTATGATATGCTCTGGATTGAAGAATTGCTCTACCATACTGATGTACCTCATGGTGCTGTCATATCCGGCCAAGCCCATTGAACTAGCCATTCCCAGACCACGGTTAATTCCGAAGTAATCTGTTAGGGCTAATTGGTAGCGAATGTCAAACATGTCTTGATTTGCAAGAGCGCCAAATTTGAATACCCGAACAATCGATAAAAGATCCTTACCGGTTGGACCGGGAGCGTCTCCAAATCCCATGGCTTTTTGTATTTTAGATGTGGAAATGTATTGATTAGTAATATCATCTTCAGTGAGTTGATACGCAAAAATACATCTCTCAACACCATCAAAGTGACGTTCTGAAAAATACTCTAGAGCATCATCAAGACGCTCTTCTGCTTGCTTATAATCTACATTTATCTCGACAACGGGAGCACCGAGTCTTCTAAGAGCATAATCAATAAGGGTTTCTCTTGAATTTGGATTTGACATATTTACACCTCTTAGTTATTTAGGGGATTTTGAGATCTAAAATATCAATTTAATGGCGACGGTGTAGAGACCGTAATTTTCACTAGCTTTTTCATATCATAATTTTCTATTATGGTTTTTCTCACATTTTCTTTATTTTCACCAATTTCGTAATTAGTAAATCCTGGCATCTTAAGGGGACATTCTAATTTAGGGTAATCTAATTTAGAATATTCCTCCTCGTTTGCATGTAACCATGTGGCTTTTCTATCCCCACACCCACACCCCCCACAGTAAAATTTTCCGGGATGGTGACTACTTTTAGTTAGATGTTGACATCTAGGTAAATGTCCACCAATTGATTTATCACCAAAACAACTTAGTGTTCTTAGTTGTTTTGTGGCAGTATCTGCCTTGTTATTTTTCAGTCCTCTAGAAGCAAGTGATTTTGCAAATGACTGTACCATAGTGAACGGATTGTGCATTATATTTCTACTTTTTCTTTTTAAAGACTCTGGAACAAAAGTTTTTTTACCACAATTACAATTACATTTTTTTCTATGTAAAGACATACTACGCGAATGTAGAACCAATCACATCGGATGCTCCAATTTGAAGTATACCAGAGGTTTCAGTCAGAGATAAGAATACTGGTTTTACAGTCTCTCCACTAACACTTGGTCTGTTGAATGTATATCCACCCTTAACAGTTGGATCAAGATAGTAGAGTTGACCTGTGGTTAGTCCTACAAATTCATCGTAAATTCCCCTATTCGCAACTCTAACCGTATTACCTGATATTGACTGAACAATACCTATGGTTTCATTCTTATGAAATGGCATTGTTGTTACACCTGCATTGGAAACGTTAGTATGGGTAACTCCACCAGCAGAACTAATACAGACAAACCCACCCGTACCAATATTTGGGGTAGTTGCTCCAGCCGGAGTTGTATAAACGAAATCTGTCGAACCAGATACGACAAGATCTCCCTGTAAGGTAATTCCATGAGGCACGGTATCTGCAAGACCAAGGCGTAAAAATCCTGCCGTTGCATTAGAAGCAGCGGAATTTCCTAGTGCGGCACTTATACCTTGAACACCAGATCCTTGTATATCGATGTTGTAAATTTCAAGTTTATTGAGTTTAGCAAAAATTTCATCGTTAGTTTTTGTAAACCAATCAAAGAATGAAGTGTTTGCATTTAGATTTGCTATTTGAAATTCGTTGTCTTCTACGCCCATTTGTTTTTCCTATACCCTTGTTATGTATTTGATTGAAACACGCTTGTCTGCGGTGGTTCCACTTAGCGTGAAATTGGAGTTTCCTATATGTGTAACTGTTCCTGATAATTCTTTAACTTGTGGATCACCCTTTGCTGTAACAACTGCCGAAAATGATCCACCAGATTCTTCGACAAATACCGTTGCACCAGTAGTAAATGCCTCTCTATTAGTGGTTGTGAATAAGATGTCTGCTGTTGTGGGTCCGGGAATTGTCTTGGCTATATCAACAGCCTGTATGATACCAATCACGTCTCCTCTCAACAAAGATACTTGTCCAGTTTTTGCGCTAAGAACTGGAGCACTAGCATATATTTTATTTCCAACGGTAGGAGTTTTACCTGAGGTAAATGTTAACAGTGCGTACACTACGTTCCGTTTTAGATCCTCTGTGTTTGGAGGAAGATCTAGACCGAGTTCTCTATTATTACTGAAGTTAGTGGGTTCACTAATTAATGCGTATGAGTCAAAGGATGATGGTGTGTCTCCTGCATACGCTCCAACTCTAAGTGTTTTTTCAATATCTGATTCTTTCATTGTAACACTCGTCATAAAGGCATTTACTGGGATTACTGGACCATATAGATTCTGCTCAGTTAACAAACCGTTATATGGTGTAATTAGTGCCTTTAGGGCATTTTCAAAACCATAATTATTATTTGTATTATTTACTACAAATTCTACCTGTGTGTTATCCTTCCCAACGATGCGTTCACCAGAAGAAAGATCTTTACCGATCTTGACTCCATTAATATACCAAGTATCACTCTTTATTTTTCTTAAATCGAATTCAACACTAGGTGGAGTACCATTTGCCTTTACCTGAATGGTAGGTGCAGTTATTCCAGATACTGTAAAGTCTGACGCTCCGAGGTTTCCTGCTGTTGGATCAAGATAAACCATTTCTACGGAACCAGATTTTAATTTCCAATTCTGAACTTTTTGATTGTACCAACCAACAGGACTTGAGTCGGAAAATGGTGAATTGTTAATTTGTTCATCAATTGCAATAGGATTTATACTATCAGGTAGAGTTCCAGTCGTTGCTCCAACTACACCAAATCTAGTTTGAGTATTTATGCCACTATCTCTCAATGACTGCTGGAATTGAAAGACATCAAATCTTTTCATTGTATCGATATCAAATAATGGTAGTCCTGCTGTTACTTCAGCGGCATTTGTTTTGTCGTATAGATTGTCTACACCATAAAATCTAACTGGTCCTGTGCTACCAGCACTGAAAGGAGATGATACAGCATTTTTAAAAGCCTCAAGACTTACACCATCATTTACAAACTGTCCTTCATCCGCACTAAAGAAACTTAATCGGTCTCTGACCTCTAGTGATATCCAGTTACTGTCAGTAAACCTATTATCGCTTTGTGCTAAAGCAATCCAACTGTAACCATCATCTTTTTCTATTACTGTTGTTGGTAGATCTCTTACGTTAGCAAATCCAGAGCTTGGTCTAAAGACCGAAGCTGTTTTGATATCAGTTCTGTTTGATTCATTGTTTCCTACACAAAGGAATAATATACCATCACCAATAAATGGGTCGAATATAAAACAATTTTGCAACTCCGGTATTTTTTCTGGATCGTATCGATCATATACAGTTGATTTTTCCCAGTCTCTTCTGGGAAAACACAATTTATAATTATCTCTGGTTATTCTCTGGAAGTAGCAAGCAGACAACCAAAATTCATTTAAACTTTGTAGATCATTTTGTGGTAGCTCTGCGAAAGTGTTTGAATTTAATGAAACATATTGATTACCAGAATAAATAAGCTCTGTCATTTGATTGACAGCACTTTCAAATTTATTGGTTCCGGTGTTCAGAATTTTTCTTATTGCGGTAACCATTAAGCGTAGCCTCCTATGGGACAGAATCCAGATATTTCTCTGCCGTCATTCGGGGAGGTATTCCCAGAAGCGGCACTTAAAAATGTAAAGTCATTTATATTTAGTAATCCGAACGATGAACCAGCTATCTTGACTGCTGTAGACCAATCAGGAAAAGCGTATGTTGTTAGATTATTTCTATTACCGGTAGCTCCACCACTTATTCCATTATGTAAGGTTGAACCAGAGCAACCTGCTGTTGATGCTATGCTTGTTGTGGACAGTAGACCGTATGGGAAGTAATTGCCAATAATGCTTATTTCTTCTCCTGTTCCTGTTCCATCATAAGCTCCCTCACCAAAATTAAGTATTTCCCAATTATTAAAATCTGGTATACGTTCATTGGGTCTCTCAAGCTCGGATCTACCACTATCATCACCAGATCTCAATTCAGCACTAGACATTCTTTCATTAGTAGAAGCTATTGACACCGTAACATCTAGACCAACTGGAATTATATGAAGAGAAATATAATCTTCCAAAAATCCAATGTCAATTCTAGGTATGTCTTGAAAATACAAAATTACATCAGCCACATTTGAACCAGTATAATTTACTTCTGTATTTGATGCTCCCAATAACGTATTACAAAAATACTGAATAGATCCAGCAGTTCCCTTTGTATCACAAAATCTACTCTGAACTTTATTTAAAAAGTTTCTTATATTTGATGCTGTGATAATGAGAGAAACTACATTCATCCCATCAACAAGATATCTGGAGTCAGGTAAATAATTACTAAGTAAACCTGATGTTAATTCAGGTGGACAATCATCGACATCTTTTAATTTTTCAAAATGGTTATCTAAAATATAGAGACTTCCATTTGGGGAATATAGCCAGTTGTAATATACTTGAAATAATTGTGCTAGATTTACGTTAGACATTTCGATCCCTCAACCAGCTTGGTAGTTGTTCCAATACGTTTACTCTATACTTTGATGGAAACACAAAACCAAACTGAGTTTGAATTGTTCCTGTAGGACTATTTTCACCTGTTTCTGAGTTTGCTCCAGAATCAATACCTACATCACCTCTTCCGGGTCTGGGATCTTCTGCCGGATCATCTATTATAGTTATAACTCCAAGACCAGAATCTAGATCAGGTTTCTCCCTTGGTGGTATAGGTCTATTTGGTGCAGGTCTTCCGGGAGGTTGAATGACACCGGGACCATAACCAAAGTCAAAACCAGAAGTAGGTCTACCGTCAACACCAGTACCGGGATTTGGAATATCTGGACCAACACCAATGCCAGGTCCAATACCGGGTCTACCGGGAATTTGAGTACCGGGATCACGAGGACCAATACCAATAGAAGGACCGTCATCCTCAATTGGTCTCCCATCAATAGAAATGCTAGTATCATTATTTGGATCGAAACCAAGACCAAAACCATTATCAACATCAGGATTAGGTCGTCCATCAATAGGTCTACCACCAATACCAGATCCGGGACCAATAGTTATATCATTACCAGTGTCAGCATCAGGTTTTGGTCTAGAATCTGGATTTCTTGGTCCAGCCAGATTTGGTTTGTCTGGTCGCTCAAATATTATAGTGTCTACCGTTGATGGTTTAGGTCTAGGACGACCTGTGCCAGGTCTACCGGGAGCAACACTAGAACTATCACCCCCAACACTACCAGAACCAAAGTTAGGACCAGAAGAAATTGGTGGTCGGCCGGGAGCAACGGAACCACTACCGAAACCAGAACTGGGATCAACACCAACTCCAAATTGGCTATCAGGACGATCAGCAAATCCGGGTCCACGGGATGGTTTTTGTACATCAAGTACAAATCTAGCAGGTTGTAGAGTATCTAAATTTCCCCGTCCTCCTATAGTTCCTCTACGATTAATACGTCTTGCTGTTGAAATTGTATACTGTGGGAATTCTACAGCTACTTTAGCCGATATTGCATTTAATCGATTACCAGTTCCAGACGAACCACCATCAAGACCAAATGAGTAATATGTCGGAAGTAATACCATTAACCAGATCCTACTATTTTGGGGTTCACTATAAGTTCATCTTTGATTATAATATCCTTTGAAGTAGAAAAGTTTAGTGTGATTCCTTCAACGGATTGAAACTTTAATGGGTCTAATACAAATTTACCTCGTGTTACAAAATCTGAACTAAGAGTAACACCCAATACCCCATTCTTAATTAAACCTCCGGATACAGTTGCTATTGAGTTATCACTAGAACCCAGTGTTTTGTATTCCATTACAAATGTTGTTCCGGATGTTGTGGAATCAATATCATTTTTAAAATCAAATCTTCCAGAAATTTCAGGTGTGCCACCAGATTCTATTCCTGATTCATTGCCTGTTGTGAATTTTTGTTTATCTGGAATTTTGGTTGTTTCTACACTAATAAGAGAGGAATTTAAATTAGTGCTAAATGTTTGATTGAATCCTTTTTGATACAAACTGGTAAAGCTTTGTTCTGGTTCGTTTGATGTAAATGTAATATCAACTTCAAGTGGTTCTCTGTATTCGAATGTTAGTCCTACCAGAACCTCTTCC